CTGCTTAGTATTGCAATCTTGTCACATTTTGATATATAATACCACATGAAGCTATATCGCGTCCAAGCAAACTATAAAAATATATATGTCGATGAGATGCTTGAGGCTAAGAACGATAAGGCCGTCCTTGAGGATTTTGTAAAGAAGGTTGACTCAGGAGACGTAACAGAGAGAGAAGGCCCTGGTTTCCATGATCCCAATGTCCTTTTCTTAACCTTTGAGGAGGTAGACCGAAATGCTACAAAAGTTAATATCGGAAAAACTTCAATTGGAGTCAAAGTGGGCCAACCAAGCGTTAGCTCAGGGTAGAGTGACTACTGATATGAAGTGGATTGATATAAAAATCAAAGATCTTAGAAAAAAGATCAATGATCAGAGTGTTGAAGACGCTAAAAAGGGTCTTCTAGATATAGCTAGTTAAGTTTAAACCTAGCTAAAAAAAAAATTAAACTTTTACCTTAAGACTTCTGCGCTCTAAATTATTCTTTAGCCTCGCCCCAGGATTTTCCTAATGCAATATCTACTTTTGATGGGACTTTTAAATTTTCTATTGCGTTTTCCATAATCTCTTTAACACCTGCAATATCTTTTTCTTCATTAATAGAAAAACATAATTCATCATGAATTTGTAATAGTGGTTTGTAACCTGCTTTGTAACAATTAATCATAGCCTGTTTAGTTTGATCTGCTGCAGATCCTTGGATCAATCTATTCAAAGCTTTGTATGTAAAAGCCCTCCTGATGTTATTTCCATATATTGCCTTAGCCTCCTCGTAGTGCATAGCTTTGTTCATTCCGAAGGTAGCGGGCTCCCACATGTCAAATCGGCATTTACGGCCCCCTATTGTCCGAATAAACCCATACTTTGAAGCACTGTTGGTTACTTCAGTAGCTAATCTCTTAACAAATGGAACTCTTTCTCCATATTGTCTTAACAACGTTTCAGCTTGATCTTTATTAATACCTAATTCTTTACCTAATTTTGCTTTACCCATACCATAAAATAAACCTAAGTTAATAGTTTTGGCCTGTGATCGTGTAATCCCTGCCATATCTGCTACGATCTGGTGAAAGTCAGCTGACTCATTTTTATAAGCTTCGATGAACTCCGCTGCACCTTCAAAGTTATCATTGACCGATGCAGCGTAGTGAGCAACAAGCCTAGGCTCCTGTTGTGAGTAGTCGAAACTACCCCATTGCCTACCTTCTTCAGGTAGAAACAAGCTTCTAATTTTGTCACCAAACTCTTTGTTTCGAGCTGGAATTTGTTGTAAGTTCGGATTTGAATATGAAAGTCTTCCAGATACAGTACCACCTTGGTCAGATCTTAATTGATTTATTTCAGAATGTATTCTACCCTTATGAACATAACGTTGAATGGAATCTATAAATGTTGAATGGAATTTATTTATTTCTCTTGCTTGTCTTATTAGTTGCGCTATCGGGTTATCACAGTTTACTAACCAGTTTTGGGTAAAACTTGGTTCATCAGTTTTCGCTGTCCGTGGATACTCAACACCTATTCTATCAAAGACTTGCGCTACACTTCTTGCTGCCCAGATGTCTACATCAAGTGTGGTCTGAGATTTTATACTTGATAAAACCTCAGACTCTTTTTGTTTGAATTCTTTTTTTAACAGAGATGCCTTCTCTTCGTCAACTCTTATTCCTCTACGCCTAGTATCTATCAAAATAGGCAATAATTCCATCTCCATTTCCCACACATCGTGTAGGGACTGCTTAGATAGCTCTGTTTTTAGCGTTTGCCATAAACGTAAGGTTAGCCCTGCATCTTGCTCAGCATAGAAGCCTACGTAGCCCGCAGGCAGCTTCCACATGTCAGCTTTTGGGTCAATTCCCCATTCTTTGGCTTTTTCATTTAAAAACGTTTCATTTTTAATTTCACCTAAATAATCTTTTGCGCAGGCATTTAAACTAAAACTAAATCTGTTTTCATTGATGATTGCAGCAGCAATCATGGTATCAACTATCTTACCTCTGATCTCAAATCCATTTACAAGTAACCAACCAACATCATAACTTGCATTGTGAAATATTTTAGTTGCATCTGTTTTTAAAATGTCTTGCATCCATGCGCAGGTAATTGATAAATCCATATTCCCACCAGCATCATGAGCTATCGGGAAGTACCACTGTTGACCAAGTGCAGCCACAGCAAATCCTACAATATGACCATCAAATGTTGCCCACCCTGGTCCTTTTGTTTTTATGTTTGGATCTTTAGTCTCCAGGTCAATTGCAATCTCAGTTGCTTTTGATAAATCTGGATATTCACTTGGACAAATCCAATCCGAGTCATTGTAAATAAAATTTAATTGGTGGGTCATTGTTTTTTCCTACTTAGGTTTGCATCTTCAATTGATATTGCTTTCTTATAAGGTATATTTAATTCAAACAAAGCACATTCAGCACAGTAATAATTATATTCATGAACAATTACTGCAACTACTTCATCACAACGTTCACACATGACTAATTTATTTTTTCTTTTTGGCATCTTTTAAATGTTCTATTTCTAAATCGCAATAATGTTTTATTTTTTCTAAATCTTCTATTGTCTTACCTTTGGTTAAATACCTACAAACATATTTTATTACATTTGCTTGAAAAGGGTTCAAACCATTTTTTCTTATAAATGTCCAGGGTTGAATTAAAAACTGTTGGTAATGGGATCCCCCAATTTGTTTGTCTTGTGGGAATGCTTCATCAAACATATCTTTATCTGACATAGTTAGCCTCGTATTGTTTAAAATATTTTCCTAATGGAAAATTATATTGATGATAAGTACCCAACAGATGGAGTGTGCTTTTAGATCTTGTTGCACCTGTATACCAAACTCTAAGTTCTTTTACTTTTTCTGCTAGATTCTTTTTTTCAAAGTGTGAGGGGAAGTTACACTTGCTCGCCAGTACAACATTGTCTGCTTCACCACCTTTAACTTGATGTATTGTATCAATAATTATTTTTGGTGGTTGACTTAGATCTACACCTTCACTCATAAGTTTCTGAAAATATTGTTTATCTTTATCCTTAAATTTTCTTTTAAATACTTGATTCCATGGACCTTTTTCATCACGCATACCACATCTTAAATGTAATTCATCAAATGTAAACACTTGATTCGGATGTGCAAAACTCCATTTCTTACTGTCCTGTGACCGGTATCCGTGGTCTATGTTTAACAAAAACTCGTACATTGTTGTAGCTTCTTCTCTAGTAATACTACCCCCATCACAAATTTTCTTCCAATAATTAATTGCTGAAAATTGATTAGGATCAAATGATTTATTATTTTTTTGGTCTTGATAGTACAGGCCAAGATTCCTAGCCTCTTGTTGTAGTTCTTTTTTTACATCATTTATTCTAGCCAACACCATCCAACTACCGTCCATATCCCAAGGTACTTTCTTTAACCCATTCCATCTATGAACAGATCCATCCTTACCATTAGAATAAAACTCTTTAGGTATTCTATTATCACCCATAGAATTCAATAAACACTTAGAAAAGAAATGTATGTTCTTGTTTAATCTAACAGATTTTTTTAACACCAATGATTTACCAGGAAAGGTTTGAAACAAATTAACATCAGCACCATTCCATTCGTAGATCGCCTGGTCATCGTCACCTGCAATATACACTCTCTCTACTGCTTGAGCCATTTTAACTACCATGTCCCACTGCAAAGGTGTCAGATCCTGAGCTTCATCTACCATTAAAACTCTAAAAGGAACTACAAGGCCATCATCAACAAACTTCTGCACCATGTCGGTAAAATCTAATCTGTCCGCTGTCCGTTGGCCATTCTCCATTTCCATAGTTTTAAATTCTTCGTAACCTGCAATGATTGATTTGAATTGTTGTAGCCTAACTGATTTTCTTGTTTGCTGTTTGTAAAGCCACACAGGATCTACCTTCATGTTTCTTGCTCGATCGTAGATTTGTAAGGACCAATTATTATATACTTTTTGATCATCCCAAGTGTCTTTGTAGCCTACCTTGACAGTGCCATATTGTGTATGAAACATCAGCAGGTCTGCTTTAGGATCTAATACGGGAATTTCAGCAAACTGTTGTCTGGCCAAAGAATGTAGTGTTCTAAAATATGAAAAAGCATCTTCATCATAACCTTTAAACTTTTGTCTAACTCTTGCAACACATTCATTTACAGCTTTATTTGTAAAGGATACGTAACATATCTCATCTGGAGAATAACCTTTTTCTAAATAACGTTTAACACGCTTTAAAAGGTTTTCTGTCTTACCTGTACCTGGTGGCCCGAATATCTTAATTGTCTTCCCACGCAGCTGTTGCTTTAACGAATTTGACATCTTTATTTTTATGCTCTGTTTGTTTTGGTAATGCTACAACCCAATGCCTACTGCTAATGTTTTGAAATTTCTTTTTAGGTAAAGCTTTTCCTTGTTCTAAAAATCTCGTGCATTCTTTTTCATTCCAGTTGTAACCAACCTTTTTCATAAATGATCTAAATGTTTCTAATTTAAATCTCATTTCATTCTCATCTCTCCAGATATTACCAGAATCTATTTGATCAAACTCAGTAGTATCCTCAACATCTTCAAGAAACCTAGTCATCCTAGAATTGAATACATCTTCTCGCTCTTCACCTGCATCAAAACCTTCCATGTCTTGTTTGTTAGATACTAACTCTTCTAACCAATCTCTGTATGGATCTGGATCACGTTTAGTTGGTTTTAAAGATCTCCAAACTATATCATAATTTAATAGTTGTTCTCCCAACAGTTGCTGTTGGTATAATTGTTTTGTTGAAAGTCTAATTGATTTACCTTGTATAGGTAAAATCCAATAAGGTTCTGGATAAGAGTTTACTTTTAAAAGCTTACCAACCTCAGGCAAAGCTTCATTAGTTCCAATACCATGCTTACGTCTTAAACATGTGCTTGATGAACAATGCATTCTAGCAATAGATGTTTTACATTTATAAGCATACTCTTTGTTCTCAACACCCTTAAATATATTATTTAACTCCTGCGGGTGTAGTGGTTCAGAACATACTTTAGTCATTAAATTTCTAGTCCAATCCTCGTACATAACTGGATCTGCATTAATTTTTTTTGCTAATACAGCTACGTTGAACATTGCATCATTACGACCTTCACCTTTTTGAACTTTGTTTTTCATAAAGTTAACTACGCAAGGTGGGTAGTCTTTTGTTTCATCGTCTTGAAATATTTTAAGTTTATTAAACTCTTTAGGATTTAATCTATAGTCCGCTACAAACTTATATAAGTTCTCAAGCTTAATAGAATTACCATCATTATCCATAGCCACTCTTGTAGTTAAGTGTGCTTTTTGATATGGCAGATTTACAAAA